TTATATTCTTTTCCAGTCAAACCCTTATTCCAAGATGGTTTATCTTTTTTAAATGTCATAAAATCTCTTTCTATAGGTGGGGTAAGTCCCCATCTAAATATTTATACCAACTTATGGGATTAACTTATCGAAGTTGCCCCCGATAAAATTTGACATCCCCAACAGGCGTTAAGCACTTTACATACAAGAAATGCTTTCCAACCCATCGTTGAATACATTTCAAGAGAATCAGCAGTCCTCTCTTTGGGATGGATGATTAATTGAGGTTCAGCACCTTGTATTCCTACACCTGCATAGCATTCTTTGCCAAATATGGGGGTATGGAATACTGCACCAGTTGCAACATAAGTACCCATCGTTCCAGCAGTACTTCTCCAGGGGACAGTATCCCTAACAAATCTGGTCATTCCCCAAGTACCCATTTCACCATTGTAAAGTTTCTTTGAACCTGCATATTCATCTGCATTTATCCAAGCACTGTCGTTCCTAATGTCATATTCAGTGAAAGGTGAAAGAACTCCACCATAATAACCATCATCTAATGGGACAGAGTGATTACTTTGTAGAATTACTACACCTTTAGCCACACCAGCACAAGTTAGAGGGTCAGCAGCAGTTATACCAGTTGAAGTAGCCAGTTTGTAAACATCAGAAGTTCCAGTTGCTTCATTTACAGCAGGGGTAAAGGTTAGGGTAGTAGTAGTGGCTACAAAATCAGTACAATATCCACCCATACCCTTATTATTGCCAGCGGTAATAACCACTACTCCACCAAGAAAGAAGTTAGCAGCTTGAGTTAAAGTAGTATCAACTATAGTGGTAGTAGAACCAGAGGCATCGGCAGTTAAGGCAGTTTCGTAAGTGGAATCAGCGTCTATCCTCATCGGGTAGAGTCTCTTTACCAATTCTTCCCAGTACATTAAATCTCTGTATTTCCCTCGATGTATTCCTAAGGTTGCAGCGGCACTCTTCATTTCAGGGTCTATAGCGGTCATTTGTAAAAATTCACTTAAGGCAACTACCTTACCGTGAATAGTTACCGTAGCAGTCGATCTTTGAAATTCGAGGTCAGTAGCAGCAGGACTTGAACCTTCCGTTAAAGGACTAACAGTAACCGCAAGAGGAATAGTCTTCCACCAATAAACGGTTGGACTATTATATTTTGGTATATCTTTAGTTTTTACGGCAAACTGGTGTAAAATTAGATAGGGTTGTTCAGCTTCCAGTGCAGTCTTATCATAAAATGCACCTATTAACTCGGTGGTATCGGTAGTTATATTTCCAGTCAACGCACCGAATATAGGCATAACAGGGAACAAAAGAATATTAATTAATAATCTTTTTAAGTTCACCATTGAGTTTCATCTCCTTATTTTGTTTTTAAATTTCCCCCTCAATGGCTATTAATTATTTATCTGTCAACAAAACCTATTATTTCTTCTAATTCTTTTGCTGACATTTTTTTATAATCAATACCCTTCCCATCTTTCCTTGTCGCTACGCTCTGAGACTCAGTATAAGAACTTAATTTCTTCTTGTATTCTTCTTCTGCTTTTAAGGTTGCTTTTTGAACCAATTCTTCTTCCCTCTTCTTTAAGGCTTCGGGTAATTTTAAATCTTTAACCTCGTTAAAAGCTGCTTCAAAAGTACCTGAACCATAACGGTCAAAGAGGGCATTTCTACCATCTCCCGTGTTATACTTAGCAATCACTAAATCAACTTCTTTTTTAACATCGGAATATTTAATCAGGTCATCTTTGGTTTTCTCGGTTAAATCTTTAATCGCCATTTCATTGTTATTTCTGGCTTGAATCAAAAGGAAAGGATTCATTACTTTAGTTACGATATTAGTAATGGCTTTTTCAGGATCAGTACTTAATTCTTCATAAATTTTATCCTTTTCTTCTTGGGTCATAGACTTAACCGTCTGTTTAATTAAGTGTTCTTTGGCAGTGTTTAAATTAAGAGATTCAATCTCCTTATTTAAACGTTTGCTTTCTTCGCTTTCCTTTCTTAATACTCCAACTTCTTGACCTTGTTTATCCAATAATTTCCTGAGATTAGTATACATTTTAGCCAATTCTTCGGGAGGTTTCTTTAGTAATTCCTCATCTGATTCTTCGGGAAATGTTCCAATCACTGGTTCAACTGTTGATACAGCAATTGGTTCGGGAGTTGATATGATTATTGGTTCAACTGCGGATACCGCTTTTGGTTTATTAAGTTCTTCTATTCTCTTTTCAATGTCCTCTGCAGTAACAGTATCAGAACGTAGGTCAATGTCATTATTTGTACCAGTCTTTCCTGCTTGTCCTTGCGGGGCAGGGTTAAGATTATTGATTTTTTTAGACATTTATTTCTCCTTTATAATTTTTAATTAAAGTAATCGTATTTTTAGTCTTTACATCTACCATTTTCAATTCGTTGTAAAAACCCTCCAGTATCTCAATAGCGGCTTGAGAATGGTCTAATTTATCTTTATTTTTTTCCTTCTTGCAAATATTAATATGATAATCTAAAGTATCTTGAAAATACTTATTTATCGTTTTCCAACCATTGGAACTCAAAGTGGAACGGATTTCACCTAATTGGTCAAGGGTAAGTTTTAATTCATCGCTATAAGTCATTTATCTAACCCCAGCAGGTGGAAATGAGGGGGATACATTTCCACCTATTTGTGGGGTATTGACAGGCGTGGGAGTGCCTGTCGGAGGTTGTAATTTCTTTCCCCTTTGTTTATCTTTTTCTTCGGCTAAAGAAGGTATCAATTCGTCTAATTTCTTGAAAGCAAGTGCTTCACCTATACGTTTAATAATGGCTTCCAAGCTAATTAATGGTTTCATTACTGGTTTCCCTTCCCCATCTAACTGTGTTTGACCCATTGCATCGGTAGAAGGGGCTACTGCCTTTATTCCTAATTCAAGAAATTTTTGCAATTTATCAATTTCTATATTCTTTTCTGAAAACACACTGACTCCTTTAGCTATGAAGTCAGGTTCTCCGGATAACTTAATATCTTGTTTGGTTATTTTTCTATTCTTATTTTCTTCTCCCCAGATTTCTCCCAACTTTTCTCCCAAGATACGATAGGCAGATTCTTCCTTAAAAAATTGCAGATCAAGTTTATAGAACATAACTAAGACGGATATGAAGGCAGGTTCAAGTTGGTGAGTTACGGCGTGTTTAATGGGTTCGGAGGCATTTGCCTGCATTATTTGAGTTGCCCCTAAGGTTTGGGGTAATTCCTTCTTGGTAGGCATGGGAGAGATGGCGGGGACAGCATTACTTAATTTCTGTAATCTTTCATCAAGCATTCTAATGTGAGTTAATATGGCAGTTAAAGCAGAAGCGGCAGCAGTGGTATCTAAAAAGGAAACGGCGTGTTGGACATTCTCCACCATTGAATTGGCATATATAATACCACCCGGTTTAACTATAAAGTCATCACCGGGCAAAACAATCTTATTCGGATTAACTATTACGGTTGGTATAGATACGAGACTAACACAATCATCAAATTTATCATAAGCAATAGTTAAAGCCATTGCCATTGCTTGAATATCCTCACCCGTTCCTATTCCAAACTTCTCATTGGGCATCCTGTCTTTAGCAACGTCTACAAAGATATTACCGCAGTCATAAGGATATTCTTCGGCTCTAATAACCACTTTTTCATTGGCTATGGTAACGATAGCTTCTACGTAATCATCCTCGTAAGGGTCAACCTCTGACTCATCATTAACTTCTCCTTCAATTAAGGATTTAGGAACTTCTCCATGATATTCCAAGAGATTGACTTTATCTTTAAAGACATCAGGGTCATTACTAATTTCAGTTTTAACATTAACCGGTTGAGTGACTCCTTTTAAGGCTTTGATATTAAAGTAAATACCTTGTTTTTCTTTTTGCCTTAAATCACTGATAAAGACATCATCTTTTTTAAAAATCTTCCAACTATTTAAGGTTAAGGAAGTAGGATCGGGAAAGAAATTAAAGATGTCTATTACTTCAAAATCTGGTCCCTCAAAGATGGTTTTACCTTTATAATCATATTCCTTATTCCAACTGACCTTACCTACACTATAACCATATATTTCATATTGTTTAACAAATTCCTCCATTACTCCAAAGAAGCCACCTCTACCCCTTCCTATATTGCGTAAGTCATAAGTTAATTTTTCTTTTAGTATGGGGGCAATCTTTTCATCACTTTCTTCCCGAGGGGAAATCTCGAAGGAATCTATCCCTGCTGCAAAAAGAATATTAAGATATAAGGGGGTTTTTGTTCTTACAATTTCTTTCAGGACGGGAATGATATAGTTTGCCTGCCAGTTATACTTGGTAGATATGATCTGACCCCTGTAATCGTTATAATATTCTTTCCATGTGTCATGTCTACTTCTTAACTTATCTTTGGAATAGACATATCTATCTACTACAAATTTTCGTAATACTTCCCCTTTGGTCTTAACTATCTTTTTTTCTATTTTACTAAGGTTTTTTTTCATTGGTTACCCCTTTTTCAGGTTTAATGATTTTAACCTCTTTGGGTTCTTTTTTAACGAAGGTATTTTCGGTGGTATTCATTTTAAACCCCTCCATATTTACCAGAATGCTTATCAATATTTCTCTGGTTCATTTCATAATATTTCTTATAATTAAAGTTATCCTCATAAATGTCGGCAAGTGCTAACATACGCATGGCATCGGCGGCGTGAGAATGACTATCGTGGACAGGTTCTTCGGTATATTCGTTTAAGATTCGGTTATAACGCTTGCGATAACTGTTTAAGTGGTCTATCAAAAGAGAACATTTGCTCTCGTCTATGTAGGATTTATTTAAGGTATTCCTGACTGCTTCTATGCCACTGGATACGGAGGTCTTTTCGATAATGTCGAAGTTAATACCGAAATTTAAGGCAATGTTATAAACAGTCTTAGCACTATTCGCCCAGACCCTATCTTTTAGGTCATGTGGTCCGAAATGTCTGCCATAAATGTAACCCTTATCCTGTAAAACTTTGGCATAATGGTCTAAACCCATATAATTGTTCTCATAAAAGTCAATTAAGAAGTATTCACCCTTAATGAACTGGAAAAAAATAACCGAAGTGAAGTCATCTACCCCGATATCCCAGGCAGTATGTACGGGTTTAGAGGAATCCAGAAGTAAAGGTTTAATTCTACCTTCATTTTTAGCTTTTTCAAGGCTTCTACCATAAAAAGAACCTTCTACTCCCAGTAAGAACTCACAATAAAACTCCTGTGAGGCTAATTCTTCACTCATTCCATCGGCAATTTCTTCATCTACATCGGCTTTGGTTAAGACCTTAGTATCATCTATGGTTAAAACCTGAGAAAACCAGCGTTCAGGATGATTTTCGGCATTAAGATGAAGTTTATAAGCGTGATTCTTTCCTCTGGGAGTATAGGCAAAGATAGCAATACCTTTATTTTCTTTAAGGATAGGTCTTACAAACTCCCAGGCTTTAGGATTCTGTAGGGCAAACTCTGAAAAGACGCACCAGACGGGGTTTGTTCCCATTATGGCGTCGTAATTATCAGTACCTATAATCTGAAAGAGTGATCCATTTTTAAGGCGGATCTTCATTTCATCATTCCAGGTCTGCAATCTTTTTTCTTGAGGTATAAAATCAGTAAAGCGGATACCTTCCTTGGTCATACCGTCCCAGATAACCTTCTTACCCTGTGCAAAAGTAGGGAAGAAGTAGAAATAAGTTCCTATCTTACCGTAAGGAATTTTAGGGAGTTGTTCGGGGGTATCCTGACCGCACATAGCACAGGAAGTAGCATTGATTACCGTAATGTCTTTACCTGCCCTACGATGCCAGACTAAATCGTGACGTTTTTTACCTGCCTCAAGTGCCTGCCAGAAGAGGACTTGATAAATGCGGGGTAAATAATGATAAGGTAGGACTATGTCTTCTTTTTGGATTTGATAAGTCATAAGACCTCTTGAAGAAATGATAATTTAGGGGGTCAGGTTGAAGATTTAGGGCATTGTAGATTTATTTATTATTAAAAGTAACCCAGTAAGTTCTATAGTTTCTACTATTATCTAATAATATTTGTAAATCATCTATAACTATAGATAATGTGAGTCTTTCTGACAGATTGAAATTTTCCTGACAAGTATCATGTATTTGATATGGTTTACCATCTCTATATATCTCTTTATCAAGTATTGCAATTCGTTCTTTTAAGGATAATATATAGTTCTTTATTGTTCTTGTATCATCAAACATTTACATTCCCCCTTTCTTAAATATTTGATACTCCAGCGGTGACCCTTCCTTCTAACAATCCTTTTTCCAGAAACTTTTTGCGGGTGGGGTATGCCTTTGCCGCTTGCTATAATTTTATATTAATTAATTAAATAACCTGCTCCTGCCTGCCTTAGTCTGCTCTGTCTTGTCTATATACTTGAAAAACACAGCAAACACTTATATATCAAGCATTACATCTACTTTACATAAGTTATCTTATAGGACGTACGCTGTAACCCTTCCTACTCCTTGCTGTCCTTGCTTTCCTCTTGCAAGATTTCTACGATAGGGGCTTCAGGCTTAGGTTGATACCCGGTAAACTGTAGGATAATGGTATTGCCTATCTGGATCGCCTTGCCTAATGAAGCTATGGAGGCGTCTTCGACACACTTATCGAGGATCACCTTATCTAAAGCGTGTGTCTTATAATTCCATTCCAATATATTCAATAGATAATCTTTGCCATTGATCGTTCCAACCTGATACATAGCATTAGCAAAGTCATCTTTATTGTAAACTTTCTTCCTGATCCTTCCTATTATGTTACCTTTGGCAAATTTACCTTGAGGAGTAAAATTTTTTCGCTCCTCTACGCTTAACGTTTTACTATCTTCCTTCTCTTTTTCTTCCTTCTTTTCCATAATTGCTCCCATGTTTCCCCATTTATATCAAAATTGTATTTCCACAATGATCA